TGTGTGTATGCCTTGTTAGTTGTTCCGTCTGGTATGTCGTCTAATGTGTCATAGTCGTGGCCAATATAAAGCCACGTTGAACCGTTCGACTTGTAAAATCCTGCTTGATTTACGCCCTCATCCGTAGTTACTAAATAAATTTTGTTAGTGTTTGCCGTGGAGTCGGGTAGCCCTGAATATACAGCCGCTTCACCATCGTAAGACTTCGCTGGGTCTAATGCTCCGCCCCCTGTACCTATTAACGATGTTAACAAGCTCATTAAATCGCCCTAGTCACTACTTGAATGATGCAATCCTCACTTACTTGAGTGGCATTGCTCACAAACTTTAAAAATTGTAATGAGGTGAAATCTTGAGGGGCTAACGCATAATAGCCCGCCCCGCTAATTGTAATGCTTACAGCGTCACCGCTTGAGTTTTTCATGGTATAAAAAGGCCCCGAGCCAGTCAATGCACCTTGTATTGATAATTCAGTACCCGAAAAAGAAGAGGGAACAATCATCCCAACAAGTGACGTGCCGTAGGTATTTAGTGGGTAACTTATAGTCTCGCCTATTTCTAGCGTTACGCTATCGTCTACATTTAGTTGTTGTAAATATTCTCTGGCTCTCATAAGGCCCCCCCTTTTTAACTTAACAAGGTCTTAATTAACCTTTTCATTTTACTATGTTTTTTGTTCGCCTGTATACCTTCATCTTTTACCGTCTTGATCTTATCGGCCTTTTTTGTTGGTATGTGTTTTTCTTTGTATATGCTGTTTACTTTACCGTAAAAAATAACCGCATAACATTCATCAATCAATTGGCTTGCAACTTCATGAGGTAAACACCACAAATCGCCTTTTTTTAGACTCTCTTTGTTGTTGTCTATTGTTAAGGTGATTTCTCGGATGATCTTAACAATCATTTTATTTTTTTATTCTTTTTGGGTTAATGACTTTTTTTATTCTTTTTGGCTGCAAAATTTTTTCAATTGGTTTTTCTTCTTCGATAGGTTCTATATACAAACTCGCAACGCCTCTTTTAATAAAAAAATCCGCTCTATCGCTGGCCATCTCCACTATATCGCCGTTATTGTATTTTACTTTTTGATTATTAAACTGAATGCAATTATAACAATTAAAAATAATTTTCTTCATCTTTTACCCCTGTCTTAAGTGGGTAGTACATGGGGGGAATATCCACATACTAAAACCACTTGTTATTTAGTGTACTGTGAACACTTTAAAACGGCAAGGAATGGGGGCGAGTGTTCCCCCAAACCTTACCACTATTATATCAGATTATTCTGCGTCTGTTGGTCGAATATCTGCGTCGGATAAAACTGCAACCGCTGACAATGTCCCGCCGGTTGATATTGAAGCTGAAACAAGGCTTAAACGGATGTATCTTTTACCGCCTACATACCCTAATTTTTTTGCTTTGTTGTCATCTGTCGATGCAAACGCTGCTCCCGCTTCTGTGCCAATTAAATCAGCGTCCGCAACTGCTGAAGCGTCTGATAAGTCGCTTTCATTGCCTTCGTGGATTAATGGCGTATATGTGCCATCTGTAAGGCTTCCGGACTGTATAACAAATGTTGCGCTGTCAAATCCTTTTAGATCGATGATCTCACCGTTTGTTGTGGTGTCTGTTGATATGGCTTGAGTATTGAAGGCCACTTTTTGAAGGATTTTATTATATAAATCTTTTTTCATGGTTCTTTGTTCCTTTCTTTATGTCTTATGCGGATATTTTTTGAAGCTTGATAGCGTCGAAGTCACATACACCGCCGCCAACTCTTTTTGATACTTTGTATCGGATAGCGTTTACTGTTGTGTATTCGTCTTTAATGATACGGATTCCAGCTTTATCCACCACTGTGTAGCCTCTTCCAAAATCGCCGTATGCTATAGATAAGTTTCCTGCTCCTAAAGCTGGCATATCAGAAGCAAACACAACTGGCTTTCCAAGTAGGTTGAAAGGCGTTCCAACGTTTCTGTCAAGGTTAGGACTGAAAAAGTAGTTATCCGTTCCTTTTTTCTTGATTAATGCGCCGAATGTCGCACGTGCCATCATGAAAACAGCCGATGATTGATATTCTTCTTTCAAAGAGTTTTGTAATTCTATTAATCCTTCTACTGTTACATCTGTAGCGTTTCCGGAATTTACTTGTTCCAACTTTCCGAACTCGTAAGAACTTCCAGACCAAGCCGCATACGCTGTAATCCCTTTTGGTTTTCCAACGCCGTTACCAGCAATAAAAGCTGTGTTTTGCTCTCTGTCTAATACTTGTCCGGCCTCTGTAACGATTTCCTGCTCCATGTTGAAAGAAGAATCCTCAAACATTTCATTGGAAATTTCAGGGAATGCCATGTGCGTGTGTACGCCGATTTTAACTACGCCATACTCGCCGCTGTTAGTGATCCCGATTTGCTCTAATTCGTTGACCCATCCACCTGATGATAGTTGAGTTTTTCTAACTGTCTTGTGGTACTCGTTGCCGGATATAGTCTTAATCGTTGCAACGTTCCGCATTGGCGAAGTTTCGAAAACTCTTTGATAGATTCCCGCTTCGATATCTGGCCTTACTAATAGCCCGCCGTCTGTGTCGATTCTTTGTTGAAATGATTTCTCAACGACTAAATGCGGGTTAAAAGTTTTCAAGTATTGGTTACATGCTTTTACATGTTCAGGGGATGCCCCTTTTTCTTCTTTGGAACTGTTAAACTCTGCGTTCATTTCTGAAGTGATCGTTTTTAGTTCGCTAATTTGTTTTTCAATTGCTAACATAGACTCAACCTGTTTGTTCACTGTTCCTTCAAGTTCGCCATATGCTTCGCTTTTTTCAATTTTTTCAAGTCTTTCATCATTTGACTTTTTAAAATCCGCTAAGTTCTTATTGAATGAATCAACAAGGTCTTTTAATTCGATATCATTAGACATGTTTATACCTCTTTTTTTTAAAATTTATAATTTTTGTATACATCACGCACACGGTATATTTTCGCTTTCATCTCGAAAACGTCAATATAATTAAATTATAGCATAATTAATTGAGGGTATCAGTCGCCGTTTTTTGTCACTTCTTTAACAAACAAATAAACCAATATACAAAAAGCAATTGCGCCAATAGTATAATCCTTGATCTTTTTTATACGATCCGCACAATTATACTCTGCCTCTGAGACTTGCGGGTTTAGTATGGCATCTGTGAAAATTTCAACGTTGTTCCCCTCTCGTACTATCTCTGTATCCACTCGAGCATCTATTGGTGGCTCAAATGGATTGTTTACCACGTTTGTATTACTAATAACGTTTAGCTGTATTTGTATATCTTGATTTTGTCTCTGCTGTCTTGTCTGTGTGCCTTGGTCTCTGTGCGTTTCTTCTGGCCTTGTGTCTTCTGGCCTTCCTAATTGTTGAGGTCGTGGACTATGTACCAAGACTCTATTGGTTGGCTGTGCGCTTTCTGATCTCATGGTCTAACTTAACACAATATATAAAAAAGATACTGACCCAAAAACAAGCGACGACTTTTGAAAAATTCCGAGCAATTCCCAAAACCCTTTTAACTCTTTAAAAAATGAATACTTTTCTTGATTAATATCCGACATAAATACACCCCTTTAGTCTTTTATATTATCAATTAAAGCACTTTAACTTAAAAAAGTAAACATTCTATACTGATAGAATACTTATGGCCTTTTCCATTTCTTGTAAGATGCTTTTATATTCGGATTCTTTTTTTTCGCAAGTCTTAATGTTTTTTATACCGCCTGAAATAATGGCTTTTGCTTCCATGTTTGATAATCCGTTTTCTTTTAAGATCTTTTCAAGGGTGCGCACATTTATGACACCGTCACTTTTTACACTGATCACTTTTGAGCCTTCATTCGCTGGAAATGTTACGAAGGACACTTCAAACAATCTATCTACTTTTTTGATAATTCGTTTTTTTTCTTCTGTTATTTCATAGTCTTTGATAGAAAATCCAACGGACATTTGATTGATTGCCCCTGTCTTTACTTCTGTGTAAACATCTCTGCCGAGTGTTGTATCAATGAATTTACCGTTAATTATTAAGCCAATTTCATTTTCACGCATTTTATTTATTACACCGACTACTTTTTTATGGTCATGTTGATATAATAATTTGGGATTCTCTCCTGTTTCGTTTGCTTTTTTTATAACTTCATCCCATGCGCCCTTTTGTATGATATCGTTGGAATGGTCTTCAACGTCTGAAATATTGGCATATGCCTCAAAGCTCATTTCGTCGCCATCGTTAAAATTTAACGCTTTAATAGTAAAATTCAGATTGTTAGGTTCCATTTTTTTGTTCCTTTCGTTGTCAAACTCTTTTGATTTTCTTATTGCCCAATCTACGCCCACGGTACCGCCCCACAGAAGCCATGCAATAGTGCCAGCCGTTGCCCCGCCATCGGTTTCTTTTTCATCTGGTCGATAATTTTGACGGTGCCTATTAAATGATGCCATTCTTTTAATGGTGTCTTCACTTAATGAATCGCCGTTTGAAATGTTCCTAGCCCTAGCCACTCCGATATCAGTACCACCACGCCCCCATTTTTTACGTAATTCTAAACCTCTGGCTGCGTTTGCTTGTGCTTCCTTTGGTGGTACGGTGTTAATGTCTTCTAGTGCCATATAAGCCCCCTTACATTATATTTTAAATTTTCCCTTTTCATATATCAAGCCCGCCCATACCCAAGGGAGCATCGGCACCGGATGATATTTTTTGCACTGCCTGCACTGTCGCCCGGTCGTGTAAGTTGTTCGCCATCGACAACAAATGTAGAGTTCATATCTACCTTTTGGCCGTCTGCCTCGTTGTGTGCTTCTCGTGTCCGCTCGTCTTCTGTTGCTACCCATTCTTTCATCAAGTTAAGATTAAATTGGTCGTTGTACACGCTTGTACTGGTTAAATCGCCATAAGTGGCCGCATTGTGCGTTTCTGTGATTGTTATTGTTGCCGCTCTAAAAGCGCTCATCACTGGCACGGCCTTACGCATTTTTTTTGCTATCTCTTTATTAAGTAGTCCGTTGCTATACCCATCATCTAAAATGTTCTTTATTAATGCTCTGCTAGTCTCTGAGATAAGCGTGGATTGTTTTAATGCGTTTTGAGATATCCACGAAGTACTCAAGCGATAAAATAGACTTTGTATATAATCATTTTCGCCGGCTTCTTTTAGGATCATGGTGTCATAGAATTCTTTTGGTATGCCTTTGTAGGTTCTTTCAATGGCTTCAAATTGGTTTTTGGAAAATACGTTTATTGTTTGCATATACATTTTAGAAACGCTTTTGTTCAAGTCTATTGTGTGATCTATATTCGCGCCGTAGTCTGGGAGGCTTCCTCTGTCCTCGAAGTGTTTTATGACTGTATTCATGTAGCGTTTTATGTCTCGCCGGATTCTAACAGAGTGTTTGAGGGCTATTATATTGATCAGCCTATTTTTTTTTAGTTCTTCTAACCTTCTGGCCTTCCCAGTTAAAAAAAGACTCATCTATTTTACAGGGATCATCCCAAGTTGATTCGACATCTTTTCTAGTTCTTGGCTCTCTAGAGTATTGCCTAGGTAGTCTATGGGTAGCTTGCTCGCTTCTAAAAATAGCTGGTCTGCAATGTCACTTTCAAACGGATCAAGGCCGATAGCTTTTCTTTTTTCGTTAATGGTCATAAAGTTTGTCATTTCTAACGATTGCCTATACCTGTCCTTTTTTGTTTGTACTGCTCCCACTTTTGACTCATCATACCAAAGGCTTAGCCCCTCGCCATATCTAGGGCATAGCCAGTTATTAAGGGAGCGGATGAGGTCTTCTAGTTGTGGCTTTACTTGGTTGTCCCAGAGTAATTCTTTCGCCTTTTCTAAGTTGTCATACTTTGCTTGTTCGGTATTGATTAAATCATAAGGCACGCCGAAGGCTTGGGCGATAAGTTGGGCGTTGAGTTTTGTTGCGTTTAGAAAGTCCATCTCTTTGGTACTTCCAAGGGGCGTATATGTTAATTCTCCACCACTTGTAACGAGTGTCTTTCCAGTTTTTTTAGTACCCGCAAAATTATCGTTGAATGCCTTCTCTAAATTCTTTCGTTGCTCATGTGATAAATCGGCGTTGACATTTACAAAGCCGTCAAGTTTTGCATTGTTTTTTATATAGTTAAAATTAAATTCACTGATGGCATTGAAAACTTGCGTTTGAAGCCCACAAGCAAACAAGGGAGCCTGTCCATAATAAGAGTTAGTTGGGTTGTATTCTTTCAAATGCAATATATTTGAATCACCATAAGCCCCGCAACGGAAAATATATTTTTTACCGTTGTCTATCTCGTACTCATAGAGAACAACTTTATCGTATCGCCCTTTTAGTGTCATTTTCATAGGGTTTAAAACTTTTAAGAACACAGGCGGCTTGTTAATGTTTTCGAGTTTGTCGTCTGCGTCTTCGTACTTTGCTTGTATGTAAGCGTTACCAGTCAATAACTTACAGGTTATTAATGATTCAATAAAATCGTTCCCCGTTGTGGTTGGGTTCGGTTTGTTAAGGATATCAAGTATTGGATGCGTCTCTATTAACTCGCCGCCTTTTTTTAAGATTAAAGGGATTTTACCCACTTCTAAGGCTATATTCCGCACGCATGAATATACGATAACATTGTCCTTATAGCCTTCTTTAAAATGTTCTCTGTCGCTGTAGTCTTTAGGTGCTATAGTCGCATTATTCATCGGTATTGATTCAGTGGTTATGTGTCTGTTCTTTTTGAAGATGTTTAATAAGTTCATGTTTGCCCCTTTTTTTATTAATTCCCTAAACTATAAAAAAATCAAAGTTTGCGTTTTTGTTTTCGCTTAAAATCGTTAAGCCCCACACCAAGGCATCTAATCGGTCTGGACTTGATTGGTGCTTCTCTCCTGTATAGTTTATCATTTGTTGTTCAAGTTTGGGAAATGATTGGATGTGTTTTACCTTATCATTTGAATACAGCGATGCAATAGGCTCCGCCCTCAACACTTTCCCCCTTGTCGCTCGTACTGTTTTAACGTTCACACTGCTATCTAAATTGCGGATTATTTGCGGTACCATATCCCCGCCATTGTTCACCTCACACACCACACAATCGGCGTTGTATTTTTCGTATAGCTCAACCGCTTTTGTACCCCATTCGTTTGGCGTATATCGTCCGGAATAGTCCTCTAATATGATGTATCGGTCGCCCTCCCTTTCCGCACATACAACCATCCCCGTCTCATCTGAATTTTTATTAGATGTCACCGCCGGATCAATAGCAATAACTATTCGCAAATATTCCCCGTTTTTTTCATAGCTTGTTAGTTCTAGGTCTTCGCACGCCTTCTTTATCATT